GCAGAACGTATCTCCCCGCCCGAAACGGTGACAGTGACCCACGAAAGCCCAATGACTCGCGGTATTGGTAGCCAATGACAACGGCTGAAGCACAAACTAAACCGCCGTTGTTGGGGGCCTTGTACCCACGCCTTCACACACCCTGGTTGCACACCAAAACTCGTGGCGGTGAAATAGAAGAGCTAGCCAAACGCATTGGCCAGCCATTATTACCTTGGCAAAAACTAATACTTGATGACATGTGCGCTATTGATGACGATGGCAAGTTCATAAAAAAGTCCAGCCTGTTTATCTGTGCCCGGCAAAGCGGTAAAAGCCACATGCTGCGTATGCGTGTGCTGGCAGGGCTATTTTGTTTTGACGAGCGTAATATATTGATGATGTCTAGCCAGCGGCGTATGGCTGAACGCTCACTTGAAATTATTGCCGACATAGTGGCACGCAATGACTTCCTGCTGGCACAAGTCAAGGATGGCAAAATTGAGAACGCCTACCGTAAAAGCAATGGCAAGGAAAGGTTGATATTAGAAAACGGTGCTGTGCTTGAAGTGGTTGCGGCCAATTCAGATTCCAGCCGTGGTTTAACTGCTGATATGTTATGGATTGACGAGCTGCGTGAGGTCAATGAAGCGGCTATGGATGCCAGTAAGTCCACTACCTTAACGCGCCCAAATAGCCAGCGCTTTTATACTTCAAATGCCGGTGCGGCCGATGCTGATGTGCTGCTACACATGCGCGAGCGTTCATTGGCCAAGCCACCTAAGTCATTGGGCTTCTATGAGTACAGTGCCAATGAAAATTGTGACATTTGGGATCGTAAAGCCTGGGCGCAGGCCAACCCGTCGCTCGGTTTATTGATCAGCGAAGAGGCTATTGAGGAAACAATAGCCACTAGCACCATCATGGCCGCACGTACTGAAACTTTGTGCCAATTTGTAAACACCGGCATGACTAGCCCCTGGACACCTGGCAGTTGGGAGGACTTGGCCGATGCTGAAATGGTTATGACACCGGGTATGCAAATGATGTTTGCATTTGACGTTGACCCACACACTAGGCGTTCAGCGAGCCTTGTGGCAGGTGCGCTTCTACCTGATGGCCGTATTGGCTTGGCATTGGTTAAAACCTGGACAAGTGAAATCGCCGTGAACGAGCTGCAAATAGCCGTGGACATAAAAGCCGAAGCCGACAAGTGGCATCCAAAATTAGTGCTGCACGATTCCTATACCACTGCCGCTATTGCCGAACGGCTAAAGAATTCAGGGCTTATGGTTGAGGCTTGTGTAGGGGCGCAGTTTTACACCGCATGTTCAACCTTTAAAGATGCCATTGACAATAAGCGCGTGGTTCATGGCGTGCAGCCTGAACTAGACCAGCAAATGCTAAACGTGGCCAGCAGCAGTAAAGATACGGGCTGGAGAATTGTACGTAAAAAATCACAGGGCAGCGTGGCCGCCCCAATCGGTATGGCAATGGTTGTTTTGCACCTTTCCAAGCCAATTAGTGAGGCCAAAATATACATTTAGACACGCCGAAGGTATCCCTGTTTATGCTTTACAAACTGCGAAAATTGCCGTATGGGATTACTTCAGGCCTTTGGCGTACGCGGTAAAGATAAAGTGCAGGTTGATGCACAATTAGCACCTGCAATTATGTCTGACCGATTTGGCGGCGGCCAATACAGTTATGGTGGCTTGTATAACAATGGTTATGGTGCTGGAATTATGGATCGCGCAACTGCGCTCCAAGTTAGTACAGTTTCAAGATGCAGAAACCTTATCTGCGGCGTAATTAGTTATTTACCATTAGAGCTATACAAAAAATCTACGGGGCAGCAATTACAAAGCCCACTATGGCTTGAACAGCCTGATATACGCCAACCGCGTGCAGTTACTTTGGCTTACACAGTTGATTCGCTTATATTTTATGGTGTTGCTTATTGGCGCGTAACCTCATTATATGCCGATGATGGCAGGCCGTCTGGGTTTGAGTGGGTTGCAAATACACGTATTACAGTTACAACCGATCCTGAAGGTTATGAAGTTGATTATTATTGTGTAGATGGAAAGAAAGTTCCAATGTCCGGCATTGGTTCATTGGTTACATTTCAATCATTGCTACCCGGCGTTTTAGAAACTGGTGCGCGCACAATTCAAGCAGCACTTGATGTGCAAAAGGCTGCGGCGGTAGCAGCGGCTACGCCAATGCCCACCGGAATTATCCGTAACCAGGGAGCAGACCTTCCTGAAGCACAAGTGCAAGGTTTGTTAGCGGCTTTCAAATCTGCTAGACAAAATCGCAGTACTGCTTACCTCACCAGCACTTTGGATTACCAAACAGTTGGCTTTTCACCTAAGGAAATGACGTACAACGAAAGCAGCCAATACCTAAGCACCGAAATCAGCAGGCTCATGAACGTTCCGGCTTTCATGGTAAGTGCCGATATGAACAACAGCATGACGTACCAAAATGTTTTAGATTCTAGAAAAGAATACGTTGCTTACACGCTGCAACCATTTATTTGTGCAGTTGAGGAACGACTTAGCATGGATGATATAACCGCACACGGTAATGTCGTTAAGTTTGCAGTTGATGAAACTTTCCTACGTGCAGACACAATGGCACGACTTGATGCAATAGAGAAAATGCTAGCCCTTGATTTAATTGACGTACAAACAGCACGTGAAATGGAAAATATGAGCCCTTATGGAATAGGAGACAACAGTGCATTTAACGTTTAGTGCATCTATAACTGCAAGCGATAGCGAAAGCCGCATGATCGCTGGCAAAATTGCACCTTATGGTGAAGTGGGTTATACCAGCGCCGGAAAAGTTGTATTTCAAGAAGGCAGCATAAATATCCCTAACGTTGATAAAGTAAAATTGCTTATGTCACATGACAATTCAAAAGTTGTAGGCCGTATGCGTACAGTGGAATCAAAACGTGACGGTATGTACGCGAGTTTTGCCGTAAGCCGTAGCACAGCAGGTTCAGATGCAATTTTGCTAGCCCAGGAACAGTTAATGGATGGCCTATCCGTTGGTGTAGAAGTTTCTGCATCAGAGCCAAAAGGTGACTACCTCCTGGTGACCGCTGCAACCTTACGCGAGGTCAGTTTGGTGGAAAGTCCAGCCTTTTCATCAGCAGCGGTGCAAAGAATTGCTGCGCAGGCAGAGCTAGTGGATGCAGAAATATCCACAACAGTTAAAACCAGCGTGACAACAAGTACGACAACAAGCACAACAACCGAAACCGAAACCGAGACAGAAAGCGAGGAGCCTGTGACTACAGCCCCCGAAACTCCAAACGAGGATCAGACAGAGGAAGTGGCTGCAACAACAGTAGAAGCAGCGCGCCCAATTATCCGACCTTCAGCACTAAACAGCCAAAGAGTACGCACACCTATTACTTCAATGGGTGCATATACAGAACACAAAATCAAAGCAGCGTTAGGCAATGAAGATTCAAAACTTTATGTAACCGCAGCCGATGATTCTTTCTCAACCAACCCGGCATTTTCACCTACACAGTATCTTTCAGAATTCCCAACAAATACTCGATTTGGAACCCCGGCGATTGATGCCTGTTCACAAGGAGTTTTGCCTAGTTCTGGAATGACCATAAATGTCCCTTCACTTGTTACTTCAGCAGGCGGCGGTACAGGTGTTGCACCAGTTGTAACAGTTGAAGCCGAAGCAGGCGCAGTACAAAATACCGGCATGGAAACCGCGTATTTGAGCGGCACAATTTCCAAGTACAGTGGCATGAATACGCTGAGTGTAGAGTTGCTCGAGCGCAGCGATCCAAATTTCTTTGCCGAATTAACTAATCAGTTGCAAAATGCTTACCTTAAAACAATAGATACAACAGTGCTTGCAGCTCTTATTACTGCTGGACAGCAAGGTGCAACACAGGCTGCTACTTCAGCAGGCATTATTGGATATGCATCTGATGCTGCTTCAAAGGTTTACCAGGCAACTGGTTACTTTGCACAAAACTACGTTGCTAATCCTTCACAGTGGCAACTACTTATGGGCGCAACCGATACAACTGGCCGCCCAATCTATTCAGCATCACAGCCAATGAACGCAGCCGGGCTAACACAACCTGGTTCAATTCGCGGCAACGTGCTTGGGTTAGATTTGTACGTGGACAAGAATTTTGCAGCCACTACAACAATTGATGACTCAGCAGTAATCCTTGCACCTGAAGCATTTACTGTTTACCGCAGCGCAACTAACTACATGAGCGTAAACGTAGTTTCAAACCTACAGGTACAGGTTGCAATTTATGGTTACATGGCCACTATTGCAAAAATGCCTAACGGTATCGTTCGCTTTAACCTAACCTGATAAAACCCCTAAGAAGTCGGTGGGTCATTAGCCCTTTGACCCACCGACCCTAACAAATAAAGGAGTACAAAATGGCAGCCACCTACGTAACCGTTGCAGAATTGCGCGCTAACTTGGGTATTGGCACTTTGTACACCGATGCAACCCTTGATGAGGTGTGCCAGGCAGCGCAGGATCAAATCAACTCCTTCCTTTGGTTTGATTCCGCGCCTGTCGTGGGAACGGCGCTCGTATCAAATGTTGCAACTGTTATGTTGGCCAACCCCGGTATTTTTACTGTCGGGGAAACAGTGACAATTTCCGGGGCTGGTTCAACGTTTAATGGTGCTTACACAATTACAGGCACTATTCCATTTAGCACTGGCACAGCCAATATATTGCCAGCGTTTAATTTGCAATTAAGTTATTGGCAAAACCCACAGGGTTACAGTTTTATCCAATATGCAAAAACCGCAGCCGATCAGAATTTCAGGCGCGTATTGCCTTACGGCAAAGCCGAAGGTGCAGACACAAAAACTGCTACTTACGTAAACACAGCCAGCGTGCGTGAAGCCGCAATGATTTTGGCCGTTGATATTTTCCAGGCACGTCAGGTTAGCCAAACTGGTGGCGTAAGTGTGGATAATTTCAACCCATCGCCCTACCGCATGGGTAACACTTTAATTGGCAAAATCAGGGGGCTCTTAGCCCCGTATATGTCACCTATGACAATGATCGGCTGACCAATGGCCGTAGCGATCACAGCTCTTAGAACAACTATTGCAAACGCGTTAGAAAACGCTGGTGTGTGGCAAACCTTTGCCTATCCACCAACCACAGTTTTGGCCAATTCAGTTATTGTTTCACCAGCCGATCCTTATATTGTGCCTGCAAACGGGCGCTATAACCAGGCAGCAATACAGCCAATGGCCAACTTCCGAATTACCATGACCGTGCCGGCATTTGATAACCAGGGCAACCTGGCTGGCATAGAGGACACAATGATCGCCGTGTTTAACAAACTGGCCAACAGTGCGATCCAATTTAGCGTTACCACAATTTCAGCGCCTACAGTACTAAACGCTGATAGTGGGGCACTGCTTATGGCAGATTTACAAATAACCGTACTAACGACATGGAGCTAAAAATGGCAGACCAACAACTAACAGAGGCAGACATTGAAGTGTTAAAAAAACTTGGCCTGCCAATACCAGGAAAAACTACAAAAAAGGATGAGGAATAACCGATGGCAATTTATTTAGATAATCAAGTTGGCCTGAAAATTGCCACCGTTGATTTGAGCGAATATGTAACTAGCATAACTTTAACGCAAACCTTTGACGAAGTGGAAACCACAAGTATGGGAAGTTCGTCTCACACTTTTGCAAAGGGATTGGAATCCAGCACATTGCAGGTGGACTTCCTAAACGATTGGGCTGCTGCCAAAGTACAGGCAACACTTCAGGCTGCTTACGGTACATCCGTAACTGCTTTAATTATTCCAGTTAAGGGTGCAAGCCCAACAGTAAGTGCAACAAATCCTTTGTACACTGTTTCAATTTTGATTAACAACCTTACCCCAGTGGGTACAGGTGGTCCTGAGGACTATGCACGATCAAGCATGACATTTACCTGTACATCAGCAGTTGCTTACGCAACAACTGGTACTTGGTAACAACTACTAACTAAGGGGCAAAAATGGCACGGCTGAAAATCGTAAGGGCTACTGGGGAAACTGTTGTAAGCATAACCCCGGTGGTTGAAGTGGCCTTTGAAAAGTATGCAGGCCAAGGCCTGTATAAGCAGTTGCGCGAGCATGAGAAAAACAGCGATCTTTACTGGTTGGCTCATAACGCGCTAATGCGTACCGAAGTTATACCGCCGTTTGGTGACGATTTTCTATCGTCGCTTATATCGGTGGAAGTAATAGAGGATGAAAGCCCAAAAGGATAGATCGGGGTTCATTTACATATTTGGTGGCATCACTAGCCATTGAATTGAAAATAAGCCCCGATCAAGTCCTGGCAATGGATGAAGTCATGTTTAAGGCAGTGTTGCAAGTATTAGCAGACAGAGCAAGGGAGCGTGAAAATGCCCGTAAACATTACAGGCGTGCAAGGCACACTTAAAGCCATGCGCAAATTTGATCCTGACCTAGCCAAGCAAATGAACACCCAAATCCGTGGTGCAATGATGCCTATACGCGATAAGGCTCGTGCCTTTGCACCGGGTAACAGTGAAATGCTAAGCGGTTGGACAAAAGCCAATACATCTACAGCGGCCAAAGGCCACAGATTCTTTCCTAAATACGATCAAAGCGAAACACGCGCAGGCATTGTTTACCGTCAGGGCGCTAACAATAAGGGCGAAGTGGCAGGCGCTAAATTTACAAGGCGCTGGCAGGTTGCGTATTTTGTTGCTAACAACTCGCCTGGTGGAGCAATTTTTGAAACGTCAGGCCGCGTAC